CTCCTGGAGCTGCAAGTCTACCGCGTAATAGGGGATACCATCCTCGTCTTCGTCGGTGACCACCGCGTATTCCTGAACCTCAAACTCCTTGTTGACAAAACCGAACCGGTCGAGATTGACGTAAATCGCGTCGCCCCCCTGGATGTCCAACAAGGTCAACTTACCCGGCCACTTCAACGACTTCTCGCGGCGCGCCCGTTCCAATTCGATCTTGGCAATGCGTTGAGCCGTGGTCTTGGAGATCGTGAAAGGCAGATCCAGGTCAGCGTAGTTACGGGTACCACCGTCCTGCAATTGATACGCGGTGTTGACAATGGTGGGATAATCCGTCGGCTGCCAACCACTAAAGGGGTCAAAGTGGGTCCCTTTGACGGCATTGAACCGCTGCCGCAAGGGCACCTTGGTGACCAACGACGGACCCTTGCGAAGCTCCGGCTCGGTTACGGTTCGCACCGGCGCCACGTAAGCGCCAGACCGAAAGATCCATTCGCCACCAATATAATAGACCCGCCCCGCCATGGCCGCGCGAATGTTGTCGATAATCTGTGCCGGTTCCTGATCGAGAATCACCAGACCACTCGCGCCGTAACGCAGCTCGGCGTTCTGAGTCACGGTTACCTGTCCGGATCCGATGTGGCTGATACTGACCACCGTGCGGGCAAAGGCGTCGTTCAAACTGGACGCCAACTGGAATCCGGCAGGCAGAATCGTGTTGGACTGGCCTTGCAAGACCATTAGAGGTCGCTTGGGCACCACATAGAAATTGGCGCCGGACGTCAGGTTGCCCGGATTCGCGTAAGAGGCCACCACCGTGACTCGATCACCGTAAATCAACGGGACCGTCTTGCTTGTGACAATGAGAATGTTGTTCGTCAAATCGATACTGGAGATCAGCAAGGTAACGGATTTTCTGGCGACGAACTCTTCGTTGACGTTCGCCGAGGCCAACAACTCGGCGGATGAAATATCGCTTTGCAGAACGCCCATCCCACCGAGCGCCCGAGGTCGAACCATGTAGTCGGCCAGGAACAGGGTCGGATTCAAGGTCCATCGGTTTGAGCCTGTGCGCGGGTCCCATGTCCGTTTCCCACGCACCCAGGCCGACAGGTTGGGGATGGCGCCGGGGACCAGATCAGGATCGTAGAGATACCGCACGTAGATATAGGCCCGCCCGCGACCGCGATCGCTGGTGGTCGCGCTCGTTTCGGCCATGAGATCGGGATCGGCGGTCTGGTCGGCATCCCCAACATACATCTTGATGCGGACTTTGTTGGCGAACTTGCCCATGGTGACGACGCCATTGGCATCCAACATCTCGGGATAGATCGGATAATCGTTCAGTTGAATGAAATCAAAACCGTCGATCAGGTCAGCCGAAAGGGTGATTACCAGGTGGAAGCGTTGATTGCCGTTTGTTCCCTCAATGAAGGTGATCGGCCCGGACAAACGAACCCATCCGTACGGCAATTGCCACGGGGTGATCGGTTGTCGGACCTGCACATTGCGACCCCCCAATGAAGGCATTTTCGGTTTGGGCGCCAGGGCCATGGAGACCATACTCAGGCCCAATGACAGCGCTCCCATGACCAATCCGGTTACGACGGCGGTGGTGACCGCGATGCCGGCCGCGATGCCGGTGGCAGCCGTGGTAACCGCGACTGCAATTGCTCCAATGGCAGCGCCTGCCGGAGGCATTAGTCAAGCCTCCACGCTTTGACCGCCTGGCTCAACGGCACCAACGCCCAACCCCGCCCATTGGGTACAATGACATGCGTCCCGGTCAAATCCACAATGCCCAACGCCAGACCCAGTCGCGTCCCGACGACGACCGGATCCCCCCGACGGGCCTCCGTGGGCAAGCACTCGACAAGCGCGTACTTCGCCGCGATCCCGTCCAGCAGTTTGATGAAACCCCCGGCCCGAACCACAATTCGCAGCGCCTTCTTGCGTTGATTGTAGCTCGGAAAGTCGGCGGCGAAATCCTGCCCGGTCATGGCCTCCAGCAAATAGCGGGCGGCTTGGCAGCAATCGTGGCGACCGTAGGAAAAATGCTCGCGCATGCGGCATCGAAAGGCTTCCTGCAATCGCGAAACCCAATCTTCATAACGAACGATCCTCATTTGTCCCTCAAGGGTTCGGAACCATGTGGGGCCTCACGACGGTCAACCGCACTTGAACCGGAACCCGCGAACGTCAGAGGCGCCGCCCCACCTACATCCGCCTTCCCAAAAAGCACCTCCCGGTCCTGGAGCAGCGGCACACGCGAAAAGAAGCTGTCGTCGGGAAAGTCCAACCGCTGATCCTCATCCGTGAAACGCCGTTCCTGCGGCCGACGCAGGATCACCAACTCATTCTCGCAAGTCAACTCGATGTTGGAGCGCTCGGTTTCCTCGTGAATGGACATGAAATCCATCCGTCCGGCGAAGATCATGAAGGGCGTGGCCACCAGGGCAAAGTTTGTGTCCAAAGCCCCGAACCAAAGCCGCACCCGCCGTCCTTGGTATTCCTCTTGCAACGCCAAGGCAATGATCTGCTGATCCACCCCTGATAGGGAAAACGTGACGGAACTGGCGCGGATCTGTCCGGTCTCGACGATGGCCGAGAATGAACCCATGTTGCCCGCCCCGATATAGACACTTTCCGACCAAGCGAGCGTACCAATGCCGTTCCACAGGTTCAGATCACCGCTGTCAAACATGAACTTGGCCAGGAAGATCGGCATCAGCTGCTGCTTCTGGATCTCGGCAGCGAGTCCGGCTCCCAGATTCCGCGGCATTAGAGAGCCTCCACCACCTCAAACTCACTGACGCTGGTCAGGACGTAATCCTCAGACCAACCCGGTTCGTTCGTGGCCAAGCGCCAAATACCCATTGCCGACTGCACCCGGATCTCCGCACCGGACACCACCGACAGCGGTTTCAGCATGGGCCAAAGCTGCAACGATCCGATGCCACCGGAGATGGTGCTCACCGTGTTCAGTGTGATATGCATCCGGGTGGCGGTGCCGGTGCCGACGCTAATAAAGTCGCCGGGCAATAAGTACCCGACCACACTTGACGTGGCACCATAGATGTTCAGATTGGCACCGGATTGACTGCTGGACAGCATCCGGGGGTTACCCGGACTTTGCGCAGCGGCTCCGTTGGGCACTCCCTTCTTTGGGGGCCCCATATAGAACGTTCCGTACCGACCGTACAACGATCCCAGAAAGGCCAACCAGACCGACGCCGGTTGTTGGGTCTGGGCGACCAAACGGACATTAGCCCGCCAGTACTGGCCCGGATGGAGGTAGACTTGTTGGGTGGCTGAAAACGGCGAAACCGAAATAGCCGCCAGTGTTTGCATCGAGAACTCAAGCTGCTCGATGTCCGTGGGCTCGGGAATCAGGAGCGGATAGGATTGAAAGATGGTTGACAATTACTAACCCCCCAGATACTTGGGGTTGGCGCGATGGCGGGCCGCCACCACCGTGGCCGAGGCCTCAATGAGCCCCGGCGCGAACTTGCGCAATCCCCGTCGCACCGCCTTCTCGATCTCGGCCTCCCCATTGGAACCCCGAGCATCAATCACAATTGTGTTACCCCCACCTCTCGCCATGGACGGCCCGCCACCGGCCAACGGCCGTACATCCACCCGCTCCGCGCCCGTCTCCGCCACCGCGATCAGGGAAGGCCGGGTAAATATGCGGGAGCCGCCCGTCTGGAACAAACCGGCCAAGCCACCCGCTCCCACCGGTGGGCTCGGTCCCAAGAACTGCAGACCGGGAATCCCGGCTCCGGTCCCCGCACCGAGCAGCGAACCAATAAAGTTGAAGAGGCCGGTCCCACCCCCTGTGCCGCTAATGACGCCGCCCAAGGGGTTGACGATCGCCATCTCGATCAGGGCCTTAATGAGGTCCTGGATCGCCGACATCCCGATATTGCGGAGTGCGGAAAACGCATCGCCGGCGCTCCGCAGATTGCCGGTGATTGCCGAGCCGAGACTGCCGATAGCCGTTTGACCGATACTCCCCAGACGTTGCAAGGACTCGGTCAGGAAATCCGAATCATTCGCGGTCCCACCCAACTCCTCCTGCAACGCGACCATACGCTCGGCGTGTTCGCGGAGACGCAACACATCCTCCCCCAACAACTCGCCATTGATCCGCCGGAGTTGGGTTTCGAGTTCAATCTGGACCCGGGTAATTTCCCGTTCCCGATTGGAGACTTCCTGTGCGGCCACCAGGCGACGGAGATTCGCCTCCTCCTGACCCAACGCTTCATTGAAGGCCGTCAACCGAATCTGCTGCTCTTGCAATGCTTTTTGGCCGCGCTCGAACCACTCAACCAAATCCTGGAGCCCCTTTCGCCGCTCCTCCAGCGCCGCCTTGGCTTCGCGCTCCGCTTCGGTCTGGGCCCGCAAACCGGCTCTGTAGGATTCGGTACTCTTGATGGCGGTATCGTACTCGGCATTGGCCAGTTGGATGGCCTTGCCGTACTCGACCCACGAAATCTTCTCCGCATCCAACAGGACCTTGGCCTCCTTGAGACGCTGATTGCGAACGTCTTCCGCCGACATGAGATCTTTCCGCAAGGCTATCGCGGCCTTGGTGAGTTCGTTGTCGAGTTCGATGTCCACCCGTCCCGAGGGCACACCTCGGCTGCGGGTCTGGGCGGCGGCCCGGTTAGTGGCCTCGGTCTGGATGATCAAGAGCTCCTGTTGTTGCGCCTTCAACTCCTTGAGTTGCTCGCGCGCCCGTTCCAATGCGGCCTCATTGAGAAACACCGATCCCTTGGCGCCGAACACATCCAGGATCGGACCCACCAACCGTTCCCCCAGACCCGCCGACTCCGTTCGCCGGATCTTGGCCTCCAGCTCATCTATTTGCTCGCTCAAAAGGCTGATCTGTGTGCGTTGCGGCAAATCGCCGATACCGATAGCCCCCAAATCCACCAGGAATTTGACGATGCCCCGCGACGCGTCCGCCAACAAACCGGACACCTCGATCAAGACGGGCGATAGTTCCAACAAGGCCGCGTAGACGTTGTTGCGAATCACCATAGACATCGCATCCAACTTGTCCCCGGCCTCATCCGCCTGCCGGATCAAGTCAGACTCGAGGATCAAACCCATTTCACGGGCGGCCTCCTTCATTCGATCCAATCCCGCCGCGCCGTCGATCAGAATTGGAATCATCTGGGCGCCGATCATTCTCCCGAAGAACCCGGAGGCGATTGCCAATCGTTCCGTATTAGTCTCGGCGTCCTTGATCCGATCCGCGATAGCCCGGAACAAATCCATGGCATTCCGCGTCGAACCATCTGCGTTCTTGATCTCGACATTGTACTTTGCAAACGCGCCGCGCAGATTGTCGGTGTCCTCTTCCATCCCACCGGCCAAGGCCGACAATCGACGGAGCACATGGGAAAACGCTTCCAACGACGAACCGTTCTGGCGCGCCGCGAACTCCATGAACTGCAAGTCTTCGGTCGTCACACCCAATTGGACCGACAGATCATTCAGTCGACTGGCATAATTCAAGGCAGCCTTGGTGGAGTCCACCAGCACATCAACGGCGCGCGTGGTGATGAACGTGGCCAGGGCGGCCCCGGCCGCCGCAGCCGCCGTCTTGAGTTGTCCCAATCCCCGTTCAAAGAGCGAGAGCTTTTGGTTGGTCTGTTCCAGGGCCGGCACCACCTGCCGGCCGAACTGCCCCAACTGGTCTTGAATGTCCTTCAGACCCCGGACGACTTGTTGATGACCCTCAAGATTGGCGACAACTTCTACCCGCGCCATTAACCGTACCCCTGTCGTGCCGCGTCAATTGCGTTCTGTTCGCGATAGCGTCGTTCCTGCACCTGCTCCAACAGGTAATTCGCCTCGGGTATCGTCAAACGTCGGACGGTGTCAAGGCTCCAGCCAAACTCAGATCCGCAGATGAAGGTTGTGTTGAGAAGCCATCGCTTGAAGGGCCCAGATCGCTACCGGACCCCTCCCCAGGCCCCGATCGACGCGACGGCACATCATCACGCTTGGCCGTTTTCTCACCACCGACGAACGTCAGCAAGGTCTCGCCCACGTTGGGCAGATCCCGGATTGCGATCCCAGCCACCTGTTCTCGCGTGATCTTCGGGTCCACCTTGCGCGCCAAATGGGTGAGAAAGTCAATTTGTTGTCGGGGTTTGGTGATTGAAATGGAACCCGACTCGCCTTCCATCAACCCCTTCTCTTCGAACGCTTCCCAATCCCCTAACGTCATGGGGAGGGCCTCGATCAGGTTAACCGCCTTTCCATCCGGGAACCTGAGCCACAACTCCGGCTTTTTGTTTGTCATTGTTTCCGACTCTCCGTGCTGCCGACCCTTACACAACGAATACGATCGTTCAGAAGGTGTTCACGGTGGTCAACTCGACCCGCATCGCGTAGCGCGACGTCGGGGAGTACCGACCCATGGCCTCGAAATCCACGGTGAGGCGTTCCCGGCCAGGAATCTGTCGCGGGAAGCTCGAATAGATCATCCGCGGGAACTGGAAGAACAAGGCGAACGAATTCGCCTTGACGAAGTTCGCCTGGAACACCTTTTCGGTCTGATTCTCGAAGTCCAACGCATCCTGGATTGACAGGAACTCGATGGTCCCCGAGATCCGCACCATCTGGGGCCCCGTTCGCCGGATGCGTGTGATCTCGCGGGTGTTGGCCAATGTCGGGATGCCGCCGATCTGGTTATTGAAGGACATGCGCAAATTCTCGATCCGGTCAACGGCAACACCGTCAAACGTCAGGGAGGCGGTGTCGAACTTGAAGATGCCGGTCGGGGAGGTGGGAAAGGTGATGTTGCCGGCCGAGGCGGTCGCGGCCACGAAAGTCTTGTTCTTGGCCACGAGCCCGACCGTCATCCGCAGGTCCTGATTGGGCGCGACCGAAAAATCGATCATCCCGAAGTTAACGCCGGAGAAGAGTTCGGACGAGGTCACGTCGCGGAAGATTTCCACGGTGTAGGGATGGCCCACATGAGCCGACCCCACATCATTGGCAATCGGCGTGTAGGTGTAGCGGAAGTAGCTCGACGTGATGACGGTCAAGGATTGGACGCCGAAGACTCCCCGCAGAAAGTGCCCCATGACCCCCGGATGGGCAGCCATGACAATGTTTCCCTGATGGGTGTAGACCCCAGTCTCGTCATCGGGCTCATAGACCGCACCGCCAACGATGTTCTTGAATTGGAATCGGGCCAAGTCCGAGACCACCGATTCCGACAGGGCCTCGAAATAGTGCGTCGCGGGCACCGGAGTGCCCCAGTTGGTTTCGCGCGCCAGGCCCAAATACCCAGCAAACCCGTACGTCATGTCCTCACTCCTTCTTTCCCTACGACGCGACCTCGACGAACAGGCGCACCTCGATCAGCAACTCGATCGAGGCCCCCAAGGTAAAACCCTCCGTCTCGGGTAGCGTCTGGTATTCGCCACCGACAACCCACAACGTCTCGACGGTGCCGCCCAAGGTGCGGTCGCGTAGGATTCCCTGCTTGACCCGTCGATGCAACTTGTTGCGCGCCTGTCGACAACCTGCAATCTCCATGCCGTGATGGAATGCCCAAACCGTGATCCGAAGCTCCTCGTCCTGCCGACGTCCGGCCGCCAGTGTTTGCTTTTCGGCCGGCACGTCAAACCGATCCAGATATATGATAACGCAATCCCCCTGCTGACCGAAGGCCTCTTCTTCAACCAACACCGTGACCGAAGCTCCCAGATAGGCTTGGAGTTGGGCCTGCAACGCATTCTCAATGACATCGACATCGATTTCGCCGGTCGGCATTCGCGGTAAACCTCTTCATCGAAGCGAAATCGGCCCGCGCCGGTTCGCTAAAGTCCTTCAGCCCCCCAAACCGGATTCCCATCAGGATCGCCGCAGGGTCGGTGGCGGTCCCGGAACCCCATCAAGGGGGCTCTAAGGGGATAAACCGGCCTCACGGCGGCAAATTTCGCCAAAAAGACCCCGATTTTCCCCTGGGTTGGGTTCCGCCAGTCCCTTTTTGCCCGGCGCGCCCCTTTGCGCGGATCGAAGACACCCACAACTCCTTCAGGCAAAACCGCCGGGGGCCCTTGCAATGCGGCAACGTATTCAGGCAACTGATTCACAACCGCTGCTCCGCTTCTTGGATTTTCCGTGCAACATAAGCATCCAGAAGCCGCTGTGCCAATCGCTCCGCCACCGCCTTTGTCGGGACCAGCGGTCGGGGTGGCGTCCCCGGATGCTGCACCTGCCGGGCGAATACGGTTACGACTCCTCCCGCCCGCCCGGCCACACGAAAGCGGAGAAACTGGCGATTGCGAGGCAGGATCAGATGGGGACGGCTGCCAAAGTGATGAAACTGGGAGAAGGGATCCGAAGTGCCAACAGTCACGGTGTTCCCGCTCACCTGATGTGCGAAGGACTGCCTCAATCGCGTGGCGTAGCGGGACGAGAAGTGCCGGCTGGAGGCCCGCCGGGGATTCACCGTTACCGTATTGACAGACATCCGCGGCCAAGCCGGCGTTCCCCCGGCCCGCAAATTCTCGTCGATCCACTGCAACCAACGCAACCCAATGGCGTTCAGGAGTTGCGTCCGGTCCAGGGACTGTCCCAACTTGGCCAAGCTCCGCACCGCACGCTGATAGGACACCCGCAGTCCGACCTCCAGGGCCATCGCTACAGCCTCCGTCCCTCATCGCGCACGTCCGCGAGATCATCCAGCTTCCGTTGATCCGGTTCCGCCTCCTCAATGCTGTCATCCAGGAAGGTCTGATGATAGTTCTGTGTGTTGGAGGTGGCGATGATGGTGTTGGATTGCGTGACCACCGCGCCTGAGGCCGTGATCAAAGTGATCTCACCCGCCGCCAACTGTTCCAAAAGCTTCTGGGCGTCATCGCGGAACTTGGGTGGCCACGCCGAATCCTTGAGTCGTTGAGGAGTGTAGATACGGGTGTACAGAATGTCATACGCCACCAGATGATCGGCGATGAATTGCAGCATGGGTGGCGCCGGCGTCACGGGAACCAGGTAGAGCTTGGCCAGTCGCGCATTGATCAGACCCTCAACCGGTTCGATATAGGCGCTCAAGATCTGCGCTGACGTCAGGTTGGTCAGGGATCCGACGCCGGGCACCAGATCGAGGATGCGTTGCACACTTGTGTAATGATTCACCAATCCTCCTTGAACAGCGACTCCACCTTCGTTCGGGCCAACCGCTGCAACTCTTGGTTCAACTCATCTAACGAAGCCACCCGCAACACCCGCGATCCCGGTGGGAAAGCATCGCCCACCCCATCGCGATTGACCAGGAGATTATAGCACACATCAACGCCTTCGCCCAACTGGCGGAGGGCATCACTGTAGTATTGTTCGGGGTCCAGGTTTACATACACTTCCTGTCCAAGAAAATGCTCGCGGTGCAAGGCCACACACTGCCGGGCGCGGTCCCGCATGGCCGCGCTGATCCGACCCCCGTTCTGCTTCGACTCGTACATGTTCAGCAGCATGAGATCGCGCATGATGAAAAACTTCTGGATCTTGCGGGTGGGATATTTCTGCGCGTCCAGGGCTATCAGGGGGTGGTTGCGATGGAACTTGACAGCCCGCACCGCCTCATTGAGATAGCCCACATGGGCGGCGTGGATGTTCGGCACGACCACAACCGGCCCCGGTCCTTTGTTGAGCTCCAGCTCGGGGTGTTCGTGACAACTCCCATAGAAGCGCATCACTTTGCCGTTGAACTCACCCGACAGATGACAGGGATGGCGGCGGAACACCCGCACCGGCAGATCGTTGGGGAATTGAGCGTCACACGAGAAATGGTTCTGGCTGATGGCCAGACCGACCCACGGCGAGACCCGCAGATAGCGGGGGAGGAGATTGCCATTCACCAGTTTTTCATCGGTGTCGATCCACAACACCCAGTCCATGACCGCCGCATCCAATGTGGCGTTGCGGGATTCGTCGAAGCCGTGGAGCGTCGGATCGGGAGCCGCGATGATCTTACAACCGAATTCCTCGGCAATGGTGACGGCGGCCGGGGACATCTTTCCCCCACAATTGCCAACGATGATCTCGTCCGCGACCCACTGCACCGACTTGAGGTTCCAACGCAACGTGTCCTCGCTGTTCGGTCCGGCCAGAATGATCGCAGAAAGAGTTTCGCGGGGACGCTGACGCTTATTGCGTTTCGCCGAATCGAGTCGGACCAGCGGCTTGTGATCGGCCTGATAGACCACTGTGTAGAACCCCAACATCTCGTTTGTCTGCTCATTCGGATAGATCAGGGTTGCGTTAACAGTCAATTTGGGCTTACCGGCCAGAACCGTCGTCAGATCGCGATAGTCAAATTCCCAAAGATGATTGCGGAAGCGCCGCCAGTTGTCGGTGCCGTATTCCGCCGGCCCGTAAGGAACCGTGATGTAGATCCAGCCACCGGGCTTGCACTTGCGCTCCAGGCTCTCCAGCGTTGTCCAGGGATCGCGGGTGTGCTCCAGGACCTCCGTGCACAACACCATGTCAAAACTGCGATCTCGCTCGTGGACCGCCACCGCCGATGCATCGCCAATTCGGAAGGAGAGATCCTGGGGATGCTTCGCGTGCGCTTCCGCCAACCGGTGGCACCAACCAATTGCGCCCGGATCAATGTCGTAGCCGGTCCAACATCGACCGTGCCGATTGGACCAGTAAATCGTGCCCCATCCGTGACCGCACCCGTAGTCGAGAATCGTCTTTATGTCCGGCCGCAACCCGACGAACTCGTCGATCATTTGATAGCGGGGCTCGTCGGAGTGGGCAAAGTTGTGCGCCGCCATGGGAATCTTTTCGAGACGCGCACTCGTCTCCCGTCCGCCGGCGATGTAGTGCTCGCGAAACGCCTCGTCCGTTGAGGCAAAGGAGTACTCACGGATGATCTTGCGTTTGAGTTCGATAGCCGAGACGGTCGACGCACCCTGGATTCCGTAATCCACCTGGGTCTCCAGAATGTCCAGGGCCGGCATAATATCGGACCGGCGGTAATAATGGTGGGCCAGCCTTACCGGATCGTCGTTCAGTTTCAGGAACAAACGCTCGATCTCCCGCTCCCACTCCTGAGCCCGCTTCTCCCACGTTAGGGTCTCGGCATGTCGCCGTCCCGCAATCGATGCGTTCAGATACTTGTCGGGATTGCGCACGTAGTAAAGCACCGCCGCCACGAAGTCTTGTTGGTACGCGTCGGAGAACGGGTCGCCGTTGATAAGCTTGCCCGCTTCGGGATGGACCGTCTCGGCCATGGCCCCGCGATTCGAAGCTACGACGGGCATTCCGCACATCTGCGCTTCTATGGCCGAGATACAGGACACCTCGGCAAAAGTCGGCAGAATCTTGCTCGGACCCGGATAGCAATAGATCCCACCCTTGCAGTACTGCGCATAGAGGGCTTTCTTAGAGAGATAACCCTCGAACCGGACGCGATCGCCGTATTGTTGGGCCTTATGGGATTGTTCGGCATAGAAGTCGGCGAAGTGCGTCACCGGATTGTCATAACCGAACAGCGACACCACGATCTCCGGCTCCGCTTCAAGCAGGGGCGGCAAAATACGATCGAACAGCACATCCAGTCCGCGCTCCGGGCGAGCCGCATAGACCAGACGCTTCGGATTCCGCCGCCACCGGTCCGTCGGCAACGCGGTAAACTGGATCGGCCGATCCTGCAGATCAATGCCATTGCGCAAGACCGATAGGAACTCCGGGGGCAGATCGTAGACGCGCTTGTACTGCTCGTTCATGTACTCGGACACAACCGCCAGCGCGTCGATGTTCCAGGTCACGGAGCGCACCGCATTGGCCATCCGGCCCAGCGCCATGTCGTGACACCAGAAGATGTTCAGTTTCGATTGCAGCGGTTCCTGCATGAAGGCAGGATCGCGCTGGACAATCGCGACATCATGCGGGATGTTGTAGAAGAATTGATGGGCGTTCTGAATCGGGAAGTACTGGACATCGGCCCACTTGCCCGGTCGGTCGTTCGGGAGATTGCAGAACATTCGCACATGATGACCCCGACGGGCCAGCTCGCGCGCCACCGCCCAGCCCGCCGTCTCCGAGCCGCCAAGGGAACTGTTGTGCGGGGTCTCGCCATTGAACGCCATTCCGGGAACGTAAAAGGCAATTTGCAGCTTGTCCATGATCCGACCATGTCTTTCTTCTTGCCGACCCCCCACGCCTCTCATTCTAAGGGGCATCCCAAGGCTTCGCAAGCCACGGCCGCCCCCCGGCTTCGTCCTCGACGATTGCCAAAGCCTCCGACCGCGTCCGACCCTCGACCCGCATCAACGCCAGCAAGCGATAACAGGTCCCGGTCACTTCCTCGGGTGTGATCTCGGTGTCATGCAGAAGGGCGGCCCGACGAGACCACAACACGGCACCGTTATGGCTGCCGTCCGGGTTGTGCGCTTCGGCCAAAAGATCGCGCGGAGATCCGCGACGGA